TATCAGAACCAGCTACGTTATACGTATCTTTAATAATGATTGGTTTGTTATCGAAGATAAAGTCATTAGCTTCTAATGAACCTACCATACCTGCTGTTCCTTTTTTAAATTCTGAACCGTAAATAAATACTGTAACGTCTGAATTACCAACACCAGTACCTGCAGTCACTAAACCACCTGCTTCATAAAAGTCAGCTGTGAACTGTCCTTTACCACCACCGGCATTGTTTACTGCGCTTACTACTGCTTTGTTTAAACCTGAACCATTATTTTGAACAATCACTACTGTCTGTCCAACTCTGATTACTTGTTCAGCAGTTGCTGGGTCAATTGCATCGTTTACTTGAAATACAGCTTGGTCAGCATTTACTAATGCTCCTGTACCTACGCTTGTATATTTCGTGTGTAACCTACCTTGTTCAGCCCATTTGATAAGGTCTGAGTTTGTAGGCATTTCCGCTCCTACCATTCTTAAGAATGAAGAAATCGTTCTATTACCGTATCTTTCAAATTCTTTTTCATACGTATCAGGAAGATACTGATTTAAGAAATCAAAATTTACAATATAGTTTTGGGCTGTTGGAGTTCTTTCTGAACTCGGAGTCAACGCGAATGTTGGCGTTGCTTTTACTTGTCCTGCCATGTTATATTATTTTAAATTATTATTACGTTTTTTTAATACTCTTAATTCTCAGTCCCTTGTTTGAAGGCTGAGAAACTGATTTAACTTGAAAACCTGACTTAACAGAAACTTCTGGTGCACTACGCTCACTCATATTTATATTTTTTGTTTTGCGTATTACATCATCAGTAGCCTGTGATTTACCTTGCTCGTAAAAGAACTCAGCAAATTTATCAGGATTCATAGCTATAGCTAGAGCTTTGTGATAACCTTCTGCATCTTTAATAAAACCATTAGAATCCAAATACTTATTTACAAAGTTAAGTGGAGTCTCTTGAGCTTTTTTAAGTTCAGAAGCACTACCTGGGGAATACACTACATCATTCTCTCCTATATTGAACTTAAAACCTTTAAATTCGGAGCTGAACACCTCGTCGCTTTTTTTAACGAACCATTCTCTTTTTTGAATAGCATCATCCTGCTGAGCTTTAGCTGACTCTAAATATTGCCTATATTCTATCAGTTCATCGTTATTTACAGAGGCAGAACTTTCCCTTGACTCAAGAGGCTGTTTGTATTGTTCCTGTTGTTGACGTAAAAACTTTTTAGCTTTAGCAATCTCTTTTTTCTTTGCTAGTTTTATTTTTTTAATTTCATTTGGCTCATGAACTTCTTCGTCATAAACAAAATCTTCCATTAACATATCTATATCTTCAGGGTCTAAACCTTCTTCAGTTATAGAATAATATTCACGTAGCAAAGCATCTGGACTTAAGTCTGAATAATCTTTTTGCAATTTTGCAAAATCATTAAAACCACGTCCAGTTTCTTTTTTATACTTTAGGTAAGCAGCAACGTCTTCAGGAAGCGGTTCGCTTTCTTCACGCTCGCTAACTAACTCATCAATAGAATTAATTTCCTTACCGTATCTTTTTCCAATATATGAAAGAACTTCGTCTTCATTTAATTCAGGTGGAGTTTCTAGTTGCGGAGGTTTTTCTTCTACTACCTCTTCAACAGGAGTTTCTACCTGTGTACTTTCTTCTTTTACTTCTACTTCTGCTGCTGGTTCTTCAACCTTAACATCTGTAGATTCTTGTTCAGTCTCAGACTGAAACTTCTCCTCATGTTTTTCAAGGAGTTCTTGTTCTATTTGTTGAGACGACTTTTCTTCAGCCGTTACTTCTCTTACTTTAATATCCATTTGATTTAATTTAATTTAGTTGCAAAGTTACGCAAAATTTAAACACTATCTTGGCTCAAATTCTGCAAGGTCAAAACCATCTAAGGAATCTTCATTAGACTCAAAATTCTTAGGAGGTAAATTATTTTTACGTTGATTTATTAACTCAGACTGTTGTGAATTTTGTTGACTTATTCTGTCACTTTTAGCAGTTTCTTTTTCATTTTCTCTGGCAGATATTTGTTCTTGCGTCATACCTTGTAGTTGAAGGCTATACTGAAACTCTTGTTGCATTAATTGTGATTTTAATTGTGCTTCAGCTTTTTGTTTTTCTATTTCAAAAGCAATATCTGCTTGTCTATATTTCATTTTAGCTTGTGTTTCCATTTCAATCTTTTGCATAGCTGTTTGCGCAGCCATTTGTTGAGACTGTAATTGTTGTTGTGAAACCATAGCTTGTTTTTGCATTTCTCTTTTATCGTCAGCCTCTTGCTTAGCTTTACGTTTTACTTTAAGTAACTGGTTTGCAAGTTTGAGATTTTTAATTTCACGTATATCAATAGCATCTTCAAGATTTATATCACCCTTTGATAATGCCATTTGAATATTTTGCTCAAGCATTGCCTTTTGCTCTTCGTCTGGAGACAATTCAATAAAGATTCCAAAGTCATATATATATAAATCAGATATCTCTCCAAGTATACTAACATTGTATTTACCTATTTTATTAATAAAGTCATCTTTAAAATCTGCGTATTCTAAAATATCCGCTACCCTATAAGTTAAAGCCTCAGCTAACGTTCTATATATGTAAAGACTACCATCTAATATATGACGAGTAGCTGTATTAGAACTTAAAGCTGCTAGCTTTTGAACACCTACTAGTGCGTCAGAGTTAGCAATTGTACCGTCTCTCGCTTCATTTAAGCCTGTTACAGCTCGAATCATATCTAAATAGTGGTTTAGGTTAGCTATAAGCATTTGTGTCTTAGAAGCTCCCGAATTGCTTGTAAGCTGCTGTATTGGTATTTTACCTTGATTATAATCTCCTTCTTGTGTATAACTTCTACCAATTACACTACCTGTTTGGAAATAAAGCCTTAGCGCATCTTCTGGGTTATACGCTGCTCCTGTACCTAAATCAACTTCATTTAAACCATCTGCATCAATATAGACACCATCAGGGACTGTACGTGATATAACTTGTTGCAATTTTAAATGCGTCATCTGAATTAAATCAGCATAAGGAATCATTCTTCTAACTAAAGATTCAATAACCCCTTTGTACATTCTTGGTGCAACAGCTACGTAATTAGGTATTGCGTGTTGAGATGCAGATTTAGGTCTTACCATGTTCTTAGCAAGCTCCCATTTTAAAATTATATTTGTCCCCATAACCATTACTCCATCATACCAAACATCAATTGTTTTTTCTACCTTCTCAAAATTGTTTTCTTCCATCATTTCATCTGGTGGATTAAAACCATCATCTTTTTCTATCATACTTATATTACCGTTGTCTTTAACTTTTTTCTTATAAACCATCTTCTTTGTGGTTTTATAATTAAAGTACATTAACGTACAAGTATCACGATAGAATATATCGTTTTCATAAAACTGAGCTGTGTTAAAATAATCATACCAACTTTGACTGTACTTAGAAATTTTTTCTAAATCATCATTTGTTAGTGTTGGGTCAATCTTCATCAGTTCGGTAATCGGAACAGTTTTTATTTCACCCCAGTAAAAACAATCTTTAAAATGTGGGTCTTCAGTATAACTGTATACCATGTTTGCTGGGTCTACGTAAGCTACTTTTACTCCAGAGCCAGGAAGAAACTCGTGTTTTGCTACAGCCATACCCGTTACCATCATATCGTAATCTAATCGTTTACGAATATCAACATAATGGTTCTCGGCAAACATTGTATCAATTGCTTCTTCTTCAGCAATCTCTATAGCCGGCTTATAATTAAGATTCATATAAAGAGACAGCTCTTCATCACTAGCTGGCAATTCATCTGGATTCATAATAAAAGGGTCAAAACCTGTTCCCTCTTGTATAACAGATAAAACATCTTTAGCGGCCATCTGACCTTCAATCATTTCCTGATACTTATTTCTTTTAGATTGACTTAACGCATCTTGAGCGTAAGCTTTTACCTTAAACAATCTATCAGACATACCATTAACAACGATGTCTACAAATTTTGGTATAATAGGAACTGGAGTCCAGTCTAAGTTAAGATAAGATAAATCACCATCTACGGCTAATTCATTTTTATATTT